ATTGATTCAGTGTCATTCCTGCCTTTTTAGCTTTACCCCTTAACTCGCTCGAACTTAATCCAAGCTCCGGCGCACCTGACCATTCGCCCCTCGCCGCAACAAACCGTTTTTTTGGTTTTTTATTCCTTGAATAAAATTTATTAAAGGCTTTAGCCTGTCGTAAATTCATAACGCCCTCTCATTTTTTTCCACTGTGAATATTTTCATTATATACAATTGCTGGAAGTTTTGGAATTTCTATTTCTGCAACAATGTTAATGTTCCCTCCAGGGACTCCGGACTTTTTTAAGAGTTCCCTGGCCTCGGGTTCGTTTTTTGCAACCACAATTACCGTCTTGCAGGAAAAAGCTATATCAAAGAAGTATATTTTCATCAGTCCACCGGGATAAGCGCTTCGGCCTCTTCTTCGTTAATCTTGCCAATATAGTCGGGTTTTTCTGCTGACATCCTGACTTTATTAAGAGCATAGTCGTCAAGAGAGGTTGCCATTACCCGATCTATAAGCTCTTTTTCTCTTTTAGAGTTTTGTATTCTTTCTACAACATTCATTACAAGAAGAAAAATACATATTCCGCTCATAATAATTGAATTTAATTCCATTTTAACCTCCCGTTGACTTGTTTAACGACTATAATGTTCAGAAAAAAGTGCCCTCGCTTCTAACATGGCCATTTTATAACCCATGGCAATCCCAGTTCTAACGGCAAGCATTGAGTCTTCCTTAAAACCAAGCAATTCAAGATGGCTAAATTTTGCTTTCGCCAATTCCTCATCAAACCTAAAAACAAGCTCTTCGTAAGTTTTTTCGCCCATTTTCGCCTCCCTTACCATTCCTGAGCCTCCTCTATTTGTTCAGCCATGTCGTCCAGTTCGCTCCATGCGGCTTGACTTGCGCTATCCAGTCGTGCTCGTTTGGCCTCTTTTTCCCTTTTCTTATCAGCCATTTCTATTTTGGTCAGATCGATACTTAACGGTCTGGCCATACAAATATGACAGGATTCGTCAAATGCATGACACTCCATATCCGTATCGATATATTCCGGGTTATCCTCATCGACGCACAGGGCCGGGATTGTTCTGATGAATTGCTTGCAATTACTGTAAATCATCATCATCGGCATTTCTTTTTTATTTTTCGGGACCCTGAGCCTCTCCCGAAACTGCCTTATCTTCAGGGTTCTTTTTTCGTCCGCGGGTCGCAAAACCAACCCGCTTTTATATCCGTTAGCCACCCCGTAATTTCTAAAAACCTCCGCAGTACTGGGTCCCTGCCCGCCACCTCGATAATCCGGTTTCTTATTAAAACAATCAGACCCTGAGATTCGCATGATCTTCCGACCGTCAATTCCCATCTCTTTCTCTTTTCGAATAATTCCCTTAGCAATATCAGAATCCTCCAGCCTAAGACCCTGGTTCGGAGTTCCGTCCCATCCATACCACTCATTAAACCGATATACTCGATTATCCGCGTCAATCCACCACCATCCAATCGAGAACGGCGCTCCAAAACCCCAGTCCATCGTCATATAAATAACCGCATGTTCAGGAATTGGAAAAGGCTCTATCACATGGTGAGTTTTTGAAAAATTAAAAGCCTGCCCTATATAAACGTCCCAGTCGCCCTCAATCCACGCTCTTTTGAGAGCCGGGTCCTTAATCGAAAGAAGACGGGCTACATATTTTGGATCGGCATCGTATAAAATCCTGTTATCCTTCAAAAAAGAAGGAATGAATACCCGGGACTCCTCAAGTCCTAATGGCAGCTTGAACCGCAGGACTGTTTTTGGCTTGACACCATCGGTCCCAAGTTGAAAAAAATCCTTTACCTCGATGTGTCCGGGTCCTCCTGGGTTGCCAGTCGCGAAGATATGGCATGGTACCCCATGCGGTGAACGGTTAGAGCCCCTCAGCTTATCGATCATACGTGTAAAGAACGCAAACGTCGTAGCTTCGTCGACGCTAATCTCTGGGTACTGGTGGCCGATGAAGTCGTCAACCTGTTGTAGTTGGTTAATGGCTGCCATAGTTATAGACGCGCTCATACCGTTGAACCTGATGTAGTTCGTCTGTTGGTCCCCGCCTACGCGTTCGGCTGGCAGGCCTGACATTATCAGTTCGTCCCACCGTCTGCGAAGTTCGGCAAAGTCCTTATACTTCTTGCGTATGATAAGGCCTGACCAGTGGTTGCCGTATAGTTCCACGCCTCTCAGGTGCCGACCTATTAAACAGTCAGACTTTCCACCGCCGCGCGATCCGCCAAAGAAGATAATATCCGCCGGGCAGGTGGCTGCCAGAGCTTGCGGCCCTGCCTGTGGTGCCCAGTATGGCATCTTATTTCATTCCTTTTATAGTAAGCAAAACCTCACTTCGCATCCAGCTTCTTATTATCTTTTCAACACTTGCGGCTTCAGCCCTGCATATATCCGTGCAATAATCGCCCGAAGGTTCTTTTAAGGGTCTTAAAGGCCTTAAATCAAGGCCACAATGCAAGCAAAAGGTTGTTTTTTCGTCAAAGTTCATAGGTCTCCCACCGGTGGCAACATAGCATTTTTATCAATCATTTCCGCCACTTATTTTTTTGGGTTCATCCAACTTTTCCCGCTTTTCGTCTGCCTCTTGCATCTGTTTTTCCCATTCTGCCAGGCTTAAAGGCTTGTCCGGGAACGCTACCAGGGCCACAGGTCCGCCATCTTTGCCTGTAATTTCACGCTGTTGTTTATCAGACCAGTTTTCCCCGTCCCGGTTCACTTGCCAATGCTTAATAGCTCCAACATCTGGAATAACATGTTTTCGGACCGTTTTAACAACTTCCAGGGCCGTTTTAACCTGTCCATCCGCGCCAACTGCGGCAACGGGCTCTTTTGTCGTTTCGGTGTAGCGATAGCCTAATGCGCGCACAAGTAGGGACTTTTTGACCTTTTTGTTGTTCCAAGTGTCGTCTGCTTTGGTCCAAGCGTCTGAAAAGTCAGGGTAATCCTGCAACCACAGATAAAGGGTTGACTTATGTATTTGTAATTCTTTCGCGATCTTAGTTTTTGACCAGCCCCGGCCTGCCCGCATGTTATAAATCAATTCGTTATGTAGGTCTGGAAGGTATTTAACCGGGCGCCCCATATTATTTTCTTTAGGTCGGCCCCTGGTTATGTTCTTTTTCTTGTCTGGTATGTTTATTGTTTTTTGTTTCATTGTCTTACCAAGTTAAATTTAAGGCTTCCTTTTAAAGTGAGAATTGATAGGGCTATATTTAGAGGCTTTTAATTCGTTCTCGGTCCAGGCCGCCGCCTCTTGCGCTGCCAGACAGTTTAAGCCGCCGCGCTTCTCTTTTCTCTTTTCTTTTGATTTGTTTTAATAGTCCAGGTGTGAATAACTTTTTGATCTTTGTTATGAGGTGTTTAAGATCTCTTACTTTCCAGGTGATATATCTTTTGATTTTTGCGGCCCTGGTTGCGTTGTTATAGGCCTGGCGCCACTCTTTGGACATTTGAGACCATAGCGGAATGATTTGCACAGAATTGTCTTGCTTAGGTAAGTTGTTGATTTTATTACAGGGTCTTGTTTTTCCCGGCGCTGTCAGGTCTCCCAGGTTCGACGATCTGTCAAGGGTGAGGGGTAAGGGTTGCATGTTTTTAACTTATCAACCTTTTCCTGGCATAACTAAGCATTGCCATTGCAAAAAAGAATATAATTATAAATAAAGCAGTACCGGTTGCCATTTATTTTCCTTGATACAATTCTCTCAATAGCTTTTTCTTATTGCGCTGGGTTTTTATAGCGCGGTGGCCCAGCTTCTTGCCATACTTGTCTTGACGCTGGCGTTGTTTGGCTTTTCTTAAGTTGATTCGTTTTTTCGCGGTCTTTTCGTCCTGGTCCAGGCCCAGCTTCTTGGCCCAGTAATTCACGACTTCTTTATTTGACAACATTTCAAGCCTCATTTATCTCATTATTATCAAGTCTTGTCTTACTATACTTAATGCAATATGTCAAGAAATATCTGTCTCAAAAACAATTATATGACTTAATCGCTAAAGATTTAACAATAAACCATATTAGCTCATCGTCCAGTAGAAACCATTCGCCCTTAATCCTTATATCCTTAAACAGATTGTGAATGTCAGCCTCAAACTTTGGGCTCCCATAGATTATTTTTATAATAAATAAGTTTTGATAGTTTCCGGTTTGAAAATACCTCAACCTTCTTACAGCGCCCTTGATCGTTTTTGAATATCCGATTTTAATAGCCTTGTCTGCCCTTATAAAATATATCATGTTTGTTTATATACCACATGTTGTAGTGCGTCAACCGTAAAGTGTATCATTTGTGTATCATTTCTAATTCAAGACACGTTTTACCTTGCAGCATCAAGGGTCTTTAACTTGTGGTGCCTGTAAACATGCTGTCCATAGCATGTTTGAGACACACAAGACACCTCCAGCCTTACAGCCCTGCAGCCTTGCGTAGTTTCAGCTTTTTCCTGAGACATCTTTTTAAAAACATCTGCTAAAACATTTCTAATGATTGCAACATGTTATGATTTTGTGTGCCTTTGGCATGTTATTTGCTACATTAGAAAGTAAAAAACCCTAAAAATGGAGGCGAAACATGAAACTAAACGATCTGAAACAAGCAAGTTTAAAAAGTGACAAGACCAGAACCGCAGACCTCTTGCATCTATATCATACTGGCTTTATCAATAGGGAAGAGCTTAGAACGGGCTTTAAAGAGATAATGGCCTTGAACAATAAAACCGAAGGCGATGAGGTA